GTTGCGAGGCCTGCTTTATCAAATTGAACTTCTACAGTTGTGTTGGCTGTTCCATTGCCAGTGTTTGAACTGCTTTGTGTCAATGTGCCTTGACCTTGAAGGGTTTCTGTTTTTGTACCTATGACTTCGGGCGGTGTATTGTCTTTAGCTGGTGATATTTCGATACTTTGTTTTTTGGTATTGCCGTCGCTTGTTGGTGTTGACTGTGTAACTGTGACGTTGCCATTGTCTTGCATGGTCAATTCTGTTTTGGATTTTGTCAATGTATTAATAGCTGTGACTTTTTTAGGGTCAGTTAGGTCAATTCCTTGCGCTAGTAAGTTTGGGTTATCGCAATCGGTATCTGTTGAGCTTGGGCGTATAACACCATTAATGGCGTCAACTTCGCATTTACCATCTGCTGGTTTTTTAACTTGTTGTGCGTTGAGTAGAGCGCATGAATTTTCACTAAGTGTGTAACCTAATGGACATGTTTGTTGAGTAATAACTGTATATGTATTTGTTGTGCCGTTTGGTGTATATGTAAAAGTTGCGTTTTCATTATTTTGTGAATCTAGAACCCATCCTCCACCTGATATGTTTAATTGTTTAAGGAAATCGTTTGCGGCCTCTGATGATGAATCACGCCATTCTGAACCAATATTATATTGGATTTTTGATGATGTTGTTTGTGGTGGCATGGGTTCGTCACCTTGGTTGGTACCAGCTTGCCAGCCAGCAGGTACACTAAGAGATTTTTTTGGGTCAAGTCGAATTTCTAGTGGTGACTGGTTTGTAACTGGTGAGTTTGCGCTAGGTTCGAATGTGATTGAAAAAACTGCAAGATGCGCGCCAGCTGAATAAATTAATGCGTCTGTCATTGTGACGAGGCCAACAGCTGCTCCACCTGTTTCAAGTAGTGCTGTTCCTGCGCTAATTGCCCCGTAAATTAGTGGGAGTATGGCGTTAGCTGTAAATGTGAATAACAGTAGTGATGTTGCGATAATCAGTTTAGTTTTTTTAGTCGCAATCAAATATTTTTTCATGGTTATCCTTCTTTAATTGGACGCAGTGAAGCCAATCTAATGAGCGATTGTCATCATAGTTTTTTTGTTCAAATTGGTATGTTGTGTTTAAGGTTTGATGAAAGTCATGCGTTTTTACGGCTGTTGAACATGCAGCGAGGCTGGTTACAAGGAAGAAAAACCAGCCCCATTGCATAACTTAAATCTTGTTTGAGAAGCGTTTGAATAGCTTCAATACAATGGTTAAGCCGACACCAGTGGCAACGTATGGGAATACTTTGTCGAACATTGACTGCATGTCAGTGCCGATGGTTGTTAAAGTTGTATCAACTGATGCAGGAAGTGCGGCAGATGCTTCAACACCAATAGCTAGTAAGCCAGCCAATACTAATAACGCTTTTAAATTGTTGCTCATTTTTATTTCTCCAAGTTTTTGCAAGTAACCGCTTGCACGGTTTCGCCAGAATGGCAAAATCTTTACCACCTTAAAAAACACACCTGCGGTGTGTTTTTGTTGCGGTGTTAAATCTTTTCTGTTAATTGGCGTAGTGTCTTGATAATCATACCTAGCCCAAATCCAGTGACATAAATCGCTAACAATTTTGCGGCTAGCGTTATTAAATCGGCTGTCATCGTTGCATGCCCCCACTAAATCCAAGTGCGAAAACAACAACCAGTGCAATGATAAACATCAAGTCATTTGTGTTTGATGGTATAAAAGTTTGTGAGTTATAGTCACAACCTAGCAACTGTGCGTTTAGTCCTGTTATAACGGCGTTTTCATCTTTTATACTCACTACGTAACGGCCTAATGCTGTTATATTTGATGTGCCGCCAAGGGAATAAGCTTTTATTGTTGTACCGTTAGCTTGAAATATTGGAAACTGACTATCAAGCGTATCCTTTAATTTATAATACTCGCTATATGAGTAACAAATTCCTTGATACATAAAGCCTGTTGGGTTAGCCATTAGAAAAGCCTCTTAGCTGTGTTAGTTGGTTTTGCATACACTTGATATGATGGATATTGTTGTTTAACCAATTTTTGAGCTTCAAAAATGTCATCAGCTTGAACAGTGACAGTTTTGTTTATGGTTTTGTAATACATGACGGTGAACGCGTATGTTTTCATTAGGCGGCCTTGCTCATTTCCCAGTACCAATGCGGTACTATTGCAGGTTGTAATTCGATTACTTCTAAGCGAATAGGTAAGCGCGTTACGTTGCTTGGTTTTTTAATGTCAATTCCATACGCGAGCAATGATTTGCGCCATCTTCTACGTGTACTATCTCCATAGTTATTGTCATGCCAGACATCAATTCCTGCTCGCCAGTCTCGTGCAATGCGACCAAGGTTTTTCGGTATATCTTCCAATGGCGTTCTAGTTGCTGTTCCGCGTGTAAAGGGTTCTGTGAACTTTTCGTAAATTTCGTTTTCCATGTCAAATCCTTTGAAATATTCGGTTTCATATTTTTTTTTCCAGTTGAGTATTTTTCTTAATCCGTGTTGTGTTAAATAACGGCTTTTTAAGCTGATTTCATGTCTTAGTATGCCGTTTTCTGTTACCCATTCTGCTAGCTCTTCGTTGCAAAAATCGCCTAAGCTATCAGATTTTAGGTACAGTTTTGAGTACCAAAATTTGGAGCCTTCATTCCAGCTTACGCCGTTGTTGCCGTATTGTTTTGCTGTTGCTTTGCGGCCTAAGTCTTGGCCTGCGAAATAGTTGATTAATCGTAGTGCTTTTGCTTTGCTACCTGTTGCGTAATTTTTTGTGAGGTCAATTCGGGTGATAACACAGCCGTTGACGATATAGTTGTCATCCTTTGATGGCGCATCGCGTTCATGCGTGAACGGTGGTAATCCAAGCGCACTAAGAATGTCATTAGCCCGAGTAATGCAATCAATAACGGAATACCCGAAGACATTATCGCTACGAGCAAATCGGGAGACGTTGCCATCAAATGTAACGGTGTTTCCATCGCATCTAATCCTTATTTTTGTTGAATATGAACCTTCATAATCAAAGTGTTTTTGTGTTGTCCATTCGATTTTTTCAGGGTCAAACATGACTTTTAGTTCGCCTGTTTCAGCATCAATTATGGTTTTCATTGCGTGGCTTTCAAATTGCGCAACACAGCCGTTATTAATGACTGGAAGTCCACCACGTGGATGGACTTGATAACAGGATAGCCAGTCACAAAAGACCATTACTTATAGGACTTCGACGATTGATAATGTGTTGGTTACGTATGTGTTGCCATTTGCGCGGCGTGGATAGCCGCCCATTGATACTTTTAGTCGGATTAAATCGCCTTCGCGTGCGATTGGGCGTTCTTTGGCACTTTGTGACACGGACACAGTCGATGGCATGGAATATTCGTCTTTTGATTTTAAGCTTAAGTTGTAATATGTGTAGTCGCTGTTTTGTGGTTGTTCAATGCTGGTTACTTTGCCTTCGATGATGCCTTCGTTCATTTGCAGTTTTGATGGTGTGTTTAGTGATTGTACGTTTTCAGGTTGTGCCATGATGTATCCTTTTTATGTAGATTTAGGGTTTAAAATAGGTTGTCGGTGTATTTGTTAATTTTTTTGTTGTGCGTCATATTCTCTACGCATTTCAAAAATGAAATCGGTATGTTGACGAAGTGGGAAACGTTCATAATCAATATCGTCATCAGTAGTTTCTAATGTTAAAAACTGGTGATTAAGTACTAGTTCAATATCATGAGTATCTCTTTCGTCACCGTAAAAAATAATGCCGTGTTTGTGACACGCTAGAATCAAATCAGTAAGGGTTTGAAAGTGGGTCGCTACAAAAACATCTTCGGATACTGTTGGCGCTACTTCGTCCGTGTAGAACGTTAGGCATGAGTACATATTTGCTTTTTCAGCAACTAGAAAGGCATATTTAGCTGGGTGAGATTGTTCGTTTATGTTTGAGTTTGGCGTGATTAATTTCTGTTCTGTCATTTTTCGTTATCCTTTGCGTTTAAGTGTTACCTACAAATAGTAGGTATTCAGACTATACCTACAAAATGTAGGTAATACAAGCAAAAAAGAGGCGTAGAATGTAAATTTTTAAAAGGATTGTTTATGTTAGTGCCTAACTACTTAGATAAATGCAAACAAGTGCTTGATTTTGATACTGATTATAAGCTAGCGAAACAATGGGAAATTGATACTGGTCTTATTAGTAGATATCGTTCTGGAGGATTGAAAGCTGATAACTATTTGTGCTTTCGCATAGCTGAAACCCTTCATGAAAGCCCGACTAAGATTATTGCCGAGCTAGAAAGCGAAAATCAGAGAAATGAGGTTAAGTCATTGTATTTTAAGCGTTTTTTTTCGATTGCGGGGCTGTGGATAACTTTGACTATAGGGTCGTCAATTTGCGTGACTTTTTCCGACAGCGTAAACGCGGCTGGAGACGGTGAAAAAACCCTTAATAATCAACATAATGTCACATTATACGAAGTGATAAAAACCTTAAAAACAGGTCTATTAAAATTGCTACTTTTGCTCAAAAATGAGCGATACTTTACGTGTAACTGGACACGTAAAGCCGCTATCGCGGCATATCATTGAACCATCATAAAAATAAAAGCCGCATTAGTTGCGGCTATTTTTTTGACAATTTTAAGAATTGATTTATCATTAGATTGTTGGCACCTAGTTCGGGTGGGTTAATAGTTCAGGGGAAGAACGCCACTTTGTGGAAGTCGCAGAATCGTATAATGCTAACCAAACCAGCAATAAAAAAAAACCTGTCTGCATGGCGCGAAGACAGGTTTTTTTTTATTGATGGGTTTAAGGACGCGAAAAAGCGTTTTAGAACATTGTGACAGTGCTGGGCGACGCCCTACGGGCTTATGCCTTCGGCATGGGTTCAGTGGCCATTAAATCGGGATATAGATTTCTGACGATTGCATATAACGTAACCGCGCTTGGCCAGACCGTTTTAAGCGTTCAATATTGGGCATTAGCTGTAAATCAGCAATACCTTTTTTAACGACAAAACTTCGATTAGGTGTATTTTTGTATAAATCAACTCTAATACGTAGTGCGTCACTAGCAAAACCAACAATAAGTGCGTAAACCGCCTTTAAATACGTTTTCATGGTGATGTTGGGCTTGTATGTATATCTGCCCTCTAAATGCCAGCGTGAAAGCTGGCAATGTGCGCCATGTGGGTAGTTTTCAATGAATATCTGCTTTGTGTCATAAGCATTGTATAAATCCCTAGCGCGAAACGTCCATGCGTCCGCTTTAACAAGGTTTTTGTACATGACCACGCCACGATGGATTTTTGGGAATGTAAGAGGCCTGCCTTTTTTGTTGTAATTGCGCCAGAGGCCGCCAATAACTGGTATGTTGATTTTTGACAAGTCTGTCATGGGCACATGATAATCCATCAAAGAGCCAAGTAGCTGTTTGTCGAGAACGTCAATGTCTTGCACCATGAAGATAATATCCCAGCCGTATTTTCTGGCATGGACAAACCAATCAATCAGTTCTTTTCTACCCTTCTCTTGCCAGCTACGGGCGTTAAACCATGTAGCGAGCTCGTCAAGGACTAATAAGCCGTTTTCATAAGGGTCATAGCCTGTATTTGCGTAACCCAATGACATGAGGTCTAGGACTGTTGGGCGGTCTGGAATGCGTGTATAGGTGGTTTTTGAGTTGATATCGTTGCAAAGTTTGTCAAGGTACAAATCAATATTACCAGCGATGGGATAACCGTTACGAGCGTACTCACGAATTTTGCCGACTGCGGCAAGACCCTTGCCAGAGCCAAGGCCGCCAGTTACAAAGTAAACACCAGGCATTATGAGGCGTTGTTTAAAAGCTTGATTTTGCTTGTTGCGACAAAATAAGCCTCTTTGCATATTTTTGCAGAGAGTATGCCTGACATGATACCGACCGCATTACTTGGAATAAACATCGCTATGGCTGAATAAATCCATGGTGGTATTGTGATAAGTGCGACAATGCTTACTAAAATAGATTTTAAGCATACCAACATGGCGGCAGTCGTTGCCAGATAAGCCAAAACTGATGCCGTACCTACTGCATATTTTCTGCCAAAAAGTGCAAGGAAGTTTGCAAAGATATGGCTGGACATGCCAGCGAGAATTTGAAATATTTTAAACATTAGTCACCCCTAGAAAAGAAAATACCAGTAATCGTCCAAGCACCGAACAATGCCCAAAGCCAGCCAATTAATAGGTTAATTTTTTCAACTGATGGGCAAATATTAATGGTGTATGAAACTCCTTTTACACTATCGGTTGTCGGTGAACAAGAACCTGATGGAAAAGAAGGAACCCAATTAGTCCATCCAAGGTCTTTGAAGAGTTGATAATCATTAGGTACGTTTTCTAGTGAGTCAGTCGTTTTTTTGATTTCGTCGTCAATTTGAGCTTTCTGTTCGGCTGTTTTGTCTTGAGGTAAGGTGCAATTGTCACAGTTTGTATTTTCTTCTATCTTTGATAATTTGGCGTTACCTTCACTCTGTAATGAAGATGTTGCGAGGCCTGCTTTATCAAATTGAACTTCTACAGTTGTGTTGGCTGTTCCATTGCCAGTGTTTGAACTGCTTTGTGTCAATGTGCCTTGACCTTGAAGGGTTTCTGTTTTTGTACCTA